CTAGTCAAGGTCAGCTTAACTTGGCACGACAAAAATTTGCATGGGAACAAGCTAACCCAGGCTTTGAACTTAAAGAAGCTGAAGACGGCTCAATTGTTGGTGTCAACAAACGCACATTGCAAGCCTTCCCAGTATCTATTGGCGGGGCTGCACCAGCTGTTGCGCCAATGGCCGCGCCAGCTGCGTCTGGTATGCCAGGCGCTAGAGTTCAAGCAATCCCTGGCATGACTAGCGTGTTAGATCAGCAAGCCCCTGCAACAGCGCCTATGGCTGGAACGCCATTGCGCGGCAAAGGCACTGCACTGACCGAATCGCAAGGCAACGCCACGGCTTACGGCATGAGGATGAGAGAAGCCAATGCCATTTTGGAGCCATTAGAAAACGCAGGGAAAACAAATACTGGTTTGATCAAAGGCGCAGTTAGCGGGGCCGTGGGGCTTGTGCCATTTATTGGCGACAAACTTGAAGATGTGTCTGGCTCTATCTTTAATGCACTGCCGCGAGTGCTGGGTGGTCTTAGCCCAGAGCAACAACAAGTGGCTCAAGCAAGGATCAATTTTATCACGGCCATTTTGCGGAAAGAATCTGGCGCTGCAATTGGTGCAAGTGAATTTGCGACTGCGGAGAAGAATTACTTTCCCAAGCCTGGTGATGACGCTGCCACAATTGCGCAAAAGCAAGCGGCTCGGAAGACTGCAATTAAGGCAATGGAAATTCAAGCAGGGCCAGGCGCCAAGCAAATGGGCGGTGCTGGCGTTTTACCAGGCGCAACCGCAAACAATCCTTTGGGCTTACCAGGACTTTAATCATGGCAACACTTGCAGAGTTCCGCGCACAGTATCCGCAATACGATGCCGTGCCAGATGTCAAGCTGGCCGACTCGTTGCATCAAAAGTTTTACAGCCAGATTCCCAAAATGGAGTTTTACAAGACCATTGGGTTGGGTTCGGCTGCGGCAATACCTGGCGCTGAGAATGTTGTGACTGGTGTTAAACAGCCAGAAGTGTCAATGCGTGACCGCATCATGGGCGTTATTGAAACGCCTTTGGCACTTGGCGCTACATTGGGCGGCGGGTTAATTTCTCCAATTGTTGGCGTTGTTGGTTCACTGACTAGCGGCAAATACGGCACACAAGAAGGTGTTCGTGCTGGCCAAGAAGCCATGAAGGCTGTGCAATATCAGCCACGCACACAGACGGCCAGAGAAGCCTTGGGCGCTGTTGGTGAGTTCTTGCAGCCAGTTACTGGCGCTTTGCCCCCAACCCTCGGCTCTGTTGGTACAAGCATTAACGCTTTGGCGCCCGCCGCCATGATGCAGGCTGGTGCTGTTACTCGTCCTATTGCAAGACAAGTAACAACGCCAGTGCAAAATGCTTTGGCCAACGTGATGACACGCGAACAACAGCCAAGCATGGTTGGCATGGGCGCGGCTAGTACTGATGAAGCCTTAAAGCGCCAGCAACGGTTGGAACAATTTGGCATTCGTGCAACAGCTGGTGAGCGTGAAAAGAACTTGGCCAAACAACAATTTGAATCTGAAGTTCAACGTGGCGTAATAACTGGCATTTCTGACGAAGCCAAATCCAAGCTGCAAGAACAAATGAAACTTTTTGAAGCTGGTAAACAAAAAGATATTGTTAGAAATTTTGAGCGTATGACTGAAGAAGTTGGCGCTGAAATAGCTGATCCAGAAAATATCCGTGCTGTCGGCAAACTTGTTGACAAAACGCTCAATGATGAGTACACAAAAAAGTACAACGCATACAAATCGTTGTATGCACAAGCAGATAATGCTGGCGAAACTTTGCAACAAGTGCCATACAAAAATCTACTTGATTTTATTGAAACCAAAACACCAACACAACGCAAAACATTAGACCCAATTTTGGATTCTGTGGCTGAGTCATTGAGAATGAATGACCCGCAAGGCACTGGCACAATTTCTGTCCGTGCGCTTGAAGACATCTATCAACAGATTGGCACAGTCAAAGACTCGGCAAGCGCCAAGCCTATGAAAAACATCATTACCCAAATGGGTGAAGGTGCTGGCGGTGAGTTGTACCAAAAAGCACGCGCTGCCAGAGCGCAGTTGGCCAAAGAGTTTGAAGATGTCAGGCGTGTAGACAAGTTGCTTGGAACAAAAGCTGGTTACGTTGACCGCCAAGTGGCACTAGATGATGTATTTAAATATGTGGTACTTGACGGTTCATTAGAAGAAATGCGCACGGTCACAAAGCTACTTAAAAAAGGTGGCAAAGAAGGTGAACAGGCTTATGCAGAATTAAAAGGCCAGACCATTCAACATATGAAAGACATGTTGATTAAAAGCGATCAACCGTCTTTTAGAAACCTTAACACGCTTGTTAATCAACTTGATGCCGAAGACAAACTGGTTTACATGTTTGGAAAAAAAGGCCGCGATGAAATTATGGATTTGCGTGATGCAATTAAAGATGTGTTGGTCAAAGAGCCTGGTGCTGTAAATTACAGCAACACTTCTGGCGCTGTCTTGCGTGGCCTTGAAGCTTTACAAGCTTTAAGATTCCCTGGGGCTAAATCGGCTGCTGAACTTGCCCGTACTAGTGAAGTAACTGGCAAAGTCAAAGAAGCTCTTCAACAACCAAACCAATTGGCGCCTGCACAACGCAACAAAAACGCACTGCGCATTGACTTGACTGGCATGGCCAATGGAAAAGAATGATGGACTACCAAGTTTTATTCAACATTGCCGTGGCCATTGCTGGCTTCTTTGGTGGTTGGACACTGAACCGCATCTATCAGGCCATTGACCGGCTTGATGGCGATGTGCGTGGTATGCCTTTGAACTACGTCACACGCGATGACTATCGCAACGACATAAAAGACGTTCGGGAAATGCTCGGTAAGATTTTTGACAAACTGGATGGTAAAGTTGACAAATGATCATCGATCCCATCACGGCGCTTGCGGGACTACAAAGCGCAATTAGCGTAGTCAAGAAAGCCAGCAAGGTTGCAAATGACCTAGCTGGCTTGGCCCCGTCTATCGCCAAGATGTTTGACGCCAAGAGCGTGGCTACCAGAGCTATGGTAGAAGCCAAACGATCTGGCAACAAATCAAACTTAGGTACTGCACTACAAATCGAGATGGCGCTTGATGAGGCGAAGCGGTTTGAGGCTGAATTGATGCTCTTATTCCAGGCTACAGGCCGTGCAGACGTGTGGACTAAGATTAAGCAACGCCAGCAGCAAATGGACATTGAAGATGCTCATTTAGCCAGACAAGCCAAAGAAGAAGAAAAGAAACGCAAAGAAGAAGAAGAAGAATACATGGCATGGGCGGTTGGTGTTGTTGTGATCGTTATGCTCTTGGGCGCAGTTGGTTGGGGCATTGCTGAGATACAAGATTTTTGTGCCAAAACAAGGTGTGGTAGGTGAATGAGTACCAGAAACAGTTTGATTTGTTTCTCAAAGTGTTCGTCAGGCTGTGCGTGGCTTGGTATGTCGTTGGTTTTCTGCGCTTTCTGCCTGATGAGCTGGCCGACAAGGTTGTGAATAAACTACTTGGAATGATTGGACTATGAGCGAAGAAAAGCCAGCAGATGTACTAAGCAAGGTGCTGTCTTATGTGGATAGCCCATTTAAGCTGTTTGCACTGATCCTTATGGCGGTGTTTGCGTTCTCTGGTTACTTTGTTTGGCAAAACCAAGAACTGCTGATGGGCGCATACAAAGAATCCAAGAAGATGCCAAGCATTGTTGAGGACAGGGTTGAAGACGCTGCGGCACACTTATTCAAAACCACCAACGCCACCATTGTGGCCGTGTTTAAAGTAAACCCCATGTTTGGAACCAGAGTGCTGTACCGAGCTTACACCAAAGAAGGCCGAGACAAAACCAATGATGGGCTTGATGTTGGATTATTTACCCAGAACGCAGCCAACAATGCTGATGTGGTAAAGCTGATGGCAAGTGAGATTCCTTGTGGAGAGTACAAGTCAGCGCAATCTGAAATGGGCTTGTGGTATATCGCCAAAGGAGTTGCCTACACTTGCCGGATTAGCATCCCACCTGATCCAAGCCGGTTTGTTGGCCAAATTACTGTGGGCTGGGATAATGAACCCACCGACATTCAGGTGACAAGAACCATGATGGAAATTGCAGCAACCATGCTTTCAAGGAGCAAACAATGATTGGACTAGACGCACTTCTAAACGTGGGCGGCAAGCTCATTGACAAATTGATTCCAGACCCAGAGGCCAAAGCCAAGGCACAACTAGAACTTTCTAAAATGGCACAAGACGGTGAGCTGGCAAAGATGGCCAACGAAACCAAACTGTACGAGACTGAGCAAAACAACCTCACACAGCGCGTTCAGGCCGACATGGCATCTGACTCTTGGCTGTCTAAAAATATACGCCCTATGACGCTTATATTCCTTTTGGTAGCCTATTCTGGCTTTGCCATTGCATCGATCTTTGAATACGAAACCCGTGGCGCCTATGTTGAGCTGCTTGGCCAGTGGGGAATGCTCGTTATGTCGTTTTACTTCGGTGGCCGCACCATGGAAAAAATTGCAGACAGGATTAAGAAATGAACTTGACCGATCACTTTACTTTAGAAGAACTCACGCACACAGACCACCGTGCGCTAGATAACACACCAAACGATGCTGAACTTGAGAACATTAAACGCCTGGCTGAATTCCTTGAAGAACTTAAAACCGTCTTGGGTGGCAAGCCCATCATGGTTAATTCAGCTTTCCGATCAAAAGCTGTCAATGACGCTGTGGGCAGTAAAGATACTTCTCAGCATCGGATCGGCTGTGCTGCTGACATTCGTGTACCCGCTATGACGCCAGACCAAGTGGTCAGGGCAATCATTGCTTCAGACCTTGAGTTTGACCAGGTAATCCGCGAGTTTGACCGCTGGACGCATGTGAGCATACCCAATACGCCAGAGGCCAAACCACGCAAGCAAAAGCTGATCATTGACAAGGCTGGCACTAGGGCGTTTGTTTAGTCACAGCGCGGTAAGCCTCAATGGCCGTCTTTAAGTCACACTGTAAGTGCTGAATGCGGTCATCTTGCTCACACAACTTGGCGTAGGCTTCTTCGGCAAACTTGGCCAAGTTAGCCTGGCTCCATGTAGAAAAGTCTGGTTTGTTACTCACGTTCTCTCCTTGATGTCATAGAACCAGTCGTCACCGGCAGACCACTTGCGCGTGCCGTCTACTGTCCACAGGCGCTGCGCCGCTTGGAAGTCAGGGAACTTTGTCTCGCTTGGTATCAGGCTCTGGTCATACCACAGGCATCGATTGTTTGGCTGGCAGGCAAACTGGCCATTGTCTAGCGCAATCCAATTAAACGACTTGTGTTCTTCGGCCTGCTCAGTAAAGCCCGTGTCTAAGTCCATGCCCTCGGCGCAGAAGTCCACCGTGAACAAGTAGCGCCCAAAGTGCCACTCTTTGTCTTTGCCGAGGAACTTGACGCCAAGGTTACGCAAGCCGATCTTCTCAATGATTGTGAAGCGGTAGCCCATGCAATCCCACAGTTGCAACGTGTCAATCGGCAGATTGCCAGCGTCTTTGTGCCAGACGTAGGCGTGGATGGGCAGCTTGTCGTACAGGGCGCCGTAGTTGGGCAACAGCGACTCAATGCGAAACACTTGGCCACGCAAGGCTTTGAGGCTAACCCAGATGGCAGGCTCCAGTTCGCCGTGGCCCTTGTGGTCGTTGTACAAAAACTCGCGCTTAACAAAGCACTTCATGGGCGGCAGTGATGCCACGATATAACTCATGTGTTTTCCTTAGTCATTGATTTCTTTCTTTGAAGGTGCGTCTAATTCGAGGCGGTAATACTTGGCGGGCATCTTGGCGTTCTTGTCCAGTTGTTTGCGTAGCCAGTCAATGCCGCCAAGTTCTTGGAAGATCATCATGTGACGATCTGTGAGCCTGATCTGGCGGCCTTTAAGGGGTTCCGGTGGTTTTGGGCGTGGCATGTTTTGTCTTTGTAAGTGCTTCATGTAAGCCGGCCAAGCCGCCAACGTGCTGGCCATCAATAAAGATTTGCGGCATCTGGCGTGAGCTTTCTGGCAGATCACTAAGCAATGCAGGGTTTGACTCGATGTCAATCTCAACATACCTAATGTTTTCAGCCCTCAAAATCATCTTGGCTGTTACGCAGTTAGGGCATTTGTTCTTGGTGTAAATTAAGATTTCCATTATGTTTTCATTTCTCGAATAATTTGAGCAGGCTCATGTGGTTCATAAAATCCATTGCCGTTGTTACGGGCATCAAACGTTTTGGCTATTTCTTCTAGCACTTGGTTGCGCTGTGAGGGCGATACATACATATCAAAGTGATATGGCTGTCCTAAGTCACGCAGTATTTGCTTGCCAAGGTTGCTGTTCTTTTCAACATCGTTGAACGCTTCGTCTTCTTCTTTCGTCCAGTCAGTCATGCTTGTCTCCTAAAAAGGTATTTGATCCCATTCCCAATGCTCGCACTCAACCGTGCCGGTAATCCACTCTAGCGGTGGTTTAGCGCCAAACTGCTTACACATTCCAACTGCAAAGTTGTTGCACTGTTGGCAATTTACTTGTATCGAATTTACTTGCTTGACCTGGCTGTCCAGATGCCTCTTGATGGCGTTCAGTTCTATCAAATTCATAATCTTTTACCTCTGTATATTTTCCGTTTTTGCGGGTTGCAATTCTGACTGGCTCACTAATTTTTCGTCCTTGCAAATAGTCAAGCGCCATCTGAGTGCCAGACGGCATGACCATCTTGTCGCGCTTTAGCCACCAGTCCTGTGCCTTTTGCTTGGGGTAGCCAACGTGGTTAAAGCACACCCACTCGCTGGCCACGCGCAGCAGGCCGCTGTAGTAGTCAACCCTCATGCTGTCAGGCTTGCCTTCTTTCCTGTGCATGGCGTAACCAACCTTGGTGATGTCGTGCCACACTAGCTCGGCCATGGCGGTCTGACTTGACAAGAGAGCTGCATAAGACACCTTGGCGTCCATTGGCTTGGCTTCTTCTTCCCTGATCGTGCCACCGCAATGCACACACACCATGGCTGCTGGCAAGTTGCGCTCACCGCAGTCGGGGCAGATGCTGTAGGGCGCCTCTTGTGTGCCTGACTTCTTCTTGGCTTTGCCTTGGATCGTGTCCACCGGCCCCAAGCGCTCCACGGTGTCGGTAAAGTCAAGCACCAAGCAGTCTGTCTTGCCGTCTGCAATGCGAGTGCCTCGGCCCATGCCCTGCACATAAAGCACCGGCGACTTGGTGGGCCTGCACCAGACAATGCAGTCCACATCTGGCACATCAAAGCCAACTGACAGCGCCAGCACAGTGACCAAGCAGTGAATCTGATGGCTCTTAAACTGGCGAATCAAGTCTTCGCGCTCTTGCTTTGGTGTCTCACCGCACACAACAGCGCTCACAATGCCAAGTTCATTTAGCTTGTCTGCAAGGCTTTCAGCGTTATCGACACTCGGTGTGAAGGCGATCCATTTCTTGCGCTCTGAGGCGATTCTGGTGGCTTCTGTGGCCACTTTGGCAAGGTATTTCTCAACCTCGCGGGATAGTTCACCAACCTTGTAGTCACCGTTTGAGATGCCAACATGGCTGGCATCAATGCGGGTGCTGATTCTCTCAGCTGGTGGAACTAACGGCGCAATAAACTTCTGCTCAAGCAGCTCACCCATGGACACTCGGCTTGCGATGCCAGTAAACAAGGGATCGTCACCGTCAGTCAGCCAAACCTGATTGCCCCTGAACGGCGTGGCCGTCATGCCAACTATGCGAAATTTGCATAACTCTCCGAGTTTAGACAAAAAGGTGCGGTACATGCCTGCGTCCCCTGCCTTCTGGCTCACTAGGTGAGCCTCATCGATCACCACGGCCTTGATGTTGCCAAGCAAATGCGCGGCCTTGTGGATGCTGCCAATGGTGGCCACAATCACATCGGCGTTGTACTTCTTTGTGCCCAGGCTGGCGCTGACAAAACCCACGCTGATGGTGTGTGGCAATAAGGCTCTGAGCTTGGCCGCATTCTGTTCGGCCAGTTCCTTGGAAGGAACCAGCACCACAGTGCGCGGGTGAAAGTCTGGCCACTGCTCCCACATCTGGCGCACAATCTCAGCGCAGATCACCGACTTGCCGGCGGCGGTTGGCAACACCAAAAGAGGGATGTCGGCCTCCTCGGTGTGTTTTGTCCACCAAGCAAACAAGTCAGACACTGCGCGGGATTGGTACTCACGCAATTTCACGGCTGCGCTCCTCAATCATTTTGTCGGCAATGGCGTAGGCATTTTCCACAGCTGTCTTTCTGTCGCCATTGGCCAACAAGCCAGTTAAGGCTGCGGCGGCCAGATAGTCTCTGAGGGTAATGTCTTGGATCGGTGGGGTGTTCATACAAACCTTCCGTTGTGTTTTGTGCGCAGCTCAAGCGCTTGTTGGTCAACCAACATGATCTTGTCTTTACAACCGTGGATTTCAGCGCTAGTGATAAAGTCAGGGCGAAACTCTGGGTCACCATTGACAAACTTCTTGCCATCGGGCATTTGGTAGACAATGCTGCTGTCGTGGGTTCTGTCAATTGGCGTGGCCGTCTTGGCCAGCAGAATGGGAATGTAGCGGTGACGGTTACAACCTTTGCGCTGATCTTCTGTGGCCAAGTCAATCTCATGCGAAGCGCATGACCAACGGCCTTGGCCGTCCATCTCTGGCGTGGCGTGAACGCATGACCGGCAAGTCGGGGCTGGCACATCCGTGCCGTGGCAAATAGCCTGGTAGTCGCAGAACTTGCACTCAAACCATGTCGGGTCAGTTGATATGCCAACTGGTGGCTCCACGCTGGTGATCACCGCCATGGCCTTGTCGATCAGCTTCTGCGCTTCGTCAGCGTCAAACTCTAAGCGCTCGGTGTAGATGTCGTCATTGTCTTTGTTGACCACCAGATAGAGTGCCCTGCGGCAACCGTCTTCGCCAAACTGATCGATGCTCCACTTCATGTATATTTGCATCTGCGCGTAGTGTTCGGGCTTGGCCTTCTTTACGCCAGATTTTTGCATTTCCTTGTACATCTTGTCAGATGCTGTCTTTATCTCCAGTATGTGCGGAGACTTAGGGGCTTGCGGCAAACCCGTGATGATGCCGTCAGCGTTGCCTTGGAAGTGGTGGCCAGTCGTGCTTTCGCTGAATGACCACTGCTTGCCGGTGGTTGGGTTAATCTGGTAGACCGTGCAGCCAATGCTTGCCAAGTCTTGGTAGACCCTTGGCTCTTGTAAGTGACCAGATTGGAACACTCGGTACAAGCGGCCAGAAAACTCGGCAGGCTTGGCCCATCTGAATGAGTACCAGTGCTGGCGCAGACACGGCTTACCAATGGCAGAGGCGCCAAGGTAAGGGCGCTGCGCTTCCGCGCCATACTTTGCCTTGTAGTAGGCAAAGATGGCATCGGCCACAGGATCAGTAACTGATTGTGGTAGCAAGGCCATGTCAGCCTTTCCGTGCCCATGCGGGTGCTTTGGACTTGGCGGCCTCTTGCTCGGCTGTTGGCCATGCAGGCGTGTCAGCTGCGGGTGTTGGTGCAGCAGCTGGTGCGCTGAAACCACCGGCAGACTCATAGCTTTTAATGTTGTTGCTGGCCTTGTACTGGCCTTGTGCCTCACGCACAGTCACACTGATGCGAACTGGCTTGAAGTGCAGGGCGGCAGTGTCCATCAACTTAATCACGTTCACAGCGTGGCAAAGCGCAGACAACTGGCTTTGTGCAATGCGCTGGGTGTCTTCGTTACTGTGGCGAATGTTCAAGTTCTCCCAAACCTTACGGCCTTTGAACTGGCCATCCATGATTTCAAAAGTCAACTTCAAACCCTCACCGTTGCCAGACTTCAATGGCTGCACATCGGACTCGGTGATGTGTGCTAGGTATGTGCCAGCAGGCAGTGGGCCTGTAGATGCTTGGGGGGCGACTTGGGATGCGTCAAAATTAAACTGAGCCATGATAAATTTCCTAAAAAGTTAAGTTACGAACTGGGGTGATCAAGACTGCGCTTGGGTAAGCGCTGCTTGGAATGCCGTCCAGTCAAGCGGCATATTCTGAAGGCCAAAGCGGTTACCACCGCAATGAGCCGGATGTGGTTCAACGTGCAAGATGCGCTCACCAGTGGTGGTGGCCTTGGTTTCTTTCTTAGAAAACCCTGCGTCTGTCTTGCTCGTAAAGATGCGGTAGCCTGCGTAGCCAATGACATCAGCCCATTCTTGCACCAAGCCAGCGGCCTTGTCGTGCAGTTTTAGGACATGGCTGTCATAGCCCTCAGTCAACGGGTCTTCAATGCGCTTGATCTTGTCGTGAGCAATCAAAATGATGCCCATGCCCTTGGCAGAGCGCAAGACCTCAAGGCCAGAGAGCAAGTTGCGCCATTCCTCGGCGGCGGCCACATAGCCCTTACCAAAGCCTGGCTGCTCGATGTTCTTCCAGTTGTTCTGCTTGCACACATACTCTTGGATCATTGGCTCTAACCAGTCAAGCGAGTCAATAAACAAGGTCTGAAAGTCATGGTTTTGGTTGATCAGCGTGTCGATGGCCGCATAGACTTCGGGCAGACTGGACGCCAGAGGGAAGGCGTTTGCGTCAACTGCGTCAGCGCCGTCTTCGGTCAGGATGCCAATGGCGTTGGGCGCCATGGCCGCGAAGGTTGTCTTGCCAATCTTGCCTTGGCCAACCACAACAATCTTGGGTGAGCGTACACGTTTAGTCTTTGAGATGGAGGATAGATCGAATGCCATGTTAGTCTTTCAGTTCAATAGATGGTTTTGCGGGTTTGCTAGTGATGAACACGGCAGCCTTGTTGTAGGACGCTGGGTCAATTTCGGATAGTTGTCGGAGGTAAGCCAAGTTAACTTCGGCTTTCCATCTAAATGCACGTTGGGCGTTGTCAGGCAGATCGTCATAGTCGGCGGCCAAGCGGTCAGTATCAACTGAACGGTTGAGCTTCCATGTAATGCTGAAGTCTTCGTCATTGTGCGTGCCTTCATTGCTCTCAGGCTTGGCAAACTGCTCGGTGATCAAGCCCTCAATGCGCAGGCGCTCGGCCTTGGCTTCGTTCTCGGCCAATTTAGCCTGGCGCAGCTGTTCTACCAAATTAGAGATCGTCATTTTTAAAGTCCTCAAGTGCTGTGGTTGTGATGTGGTCTACAAGGTACTGCAAGAGCAAGTGGCCAATGTCAACGTCAGTGTTTCTAACGTAAGCGTTGACCAGTTCAATATTCTCAGATGTGCCAGGCTCATTGAGTAAGCCATAGCTGTCGCGTGAGCCTTCTTCGTCTGGCGTGTACTCTAAGAAGCAAACCAGATCAACACCTTCAAGTTCGCACTCGTACTGGGTAAGCCCTTTGGGGCAGGCGGGTGTCAGCCCAACCCATGTGCGCTGTGGTGGGGTGGTGTAGAGTGGTTGGTTGTGAACACTGTCTTTTATGATTGGTTTAGTCACATACACCCAATCGCTACCTGTCCCTTGTGGGAACTTTGAAACCCATGCTCTCCACGCCACAGGCTCCTGTTCTGGCTGTTCCAAGGCTTTAATCAATGCCTCACAAACAACGTATTCGGGCGTATTAGGTGAATGAATACCCATGCCAACTTGTGCTAGTTCAATCAATTTGTCTTTAGTCATGCTTGTCCCCTAATAATTTCAGCAGGCTCATGCGGGTCGTAAAACCCAATGCCCTTATCAAGTTTGTCAAACACCTTTGCCAAACGCTCACGCTCATGCTCCGCTACTAGCTTGGCAAAGATTTCAAGGTGCAATAAAGCAGACGGATGAAATGGTTTTCCTTCTTCATCTATGCCATACGCCTTGTTTGCCATGCGAATAATGTCTTCTTTGTTCATAGCGGTGCATCCTCAAAGTTGTCAGGGTTGAACTTGGGCTGACGTTTGTTGTTGTGCTTGGGGTTTGGGAATGGTGGGAATGGCCAAGTCATGCTGACCACCATGCAACGAGTAAGACGGCCATGCCAACGCCAATGGCAATGGCGACAATGAAATCAATGACTGCTTCGCCACGGGCGTTCAGCTTGGCGTTCTTGACTTCGGGGTAGTGAAAGTATTTGCTGTGTTTCATGTTGTGCTTTCTATGGGGGCCGAGGCCCCGTTGGTTTAGATTGTGAATTCGTTGTTAATGACTGCTTTTTTGGCATCTTTTAAACGCAAGCAAGACCAGCGAAATTTGCCGTCAACATGAATTTCCCAGCTTGAAGACAATGTGTTGCAGCGGAAACCATAATCCTGAACACGAACGATGGTGACGTTGCCTTGGGTAAAAACTGTTTTGCGGTTCATGTTGTTTGCTCCTTAAACCCGTGAAGATTGTGTGCCAACCAATTCGCCATCCATAACCATGAAAGTAAGAGTCTTGGCAATGTTGAGGGTTTGGCGTGCGCGTTCTGTGTCGTTAAAAGACATGAGGTGTTGAGCGTCTGACATCAAGCCAGCGATTACCATGTTGGCGCCAGTGAATTGGTATGTGATAGATTCTTTGACTGACTCAATGTATGAGTCGATGTCTTCGAAACCATACATTGCTACGTTGCGGCTAGTTTGTGTTGCGTTCATTTCGTTTCCTTTGGCCTTTCGGCGTGATGCCAAGAACAATTTCGTTGGCATGGATGAATTATCTAGCATATCGCTAGATGTCGTCAAGCGTTTTGCTAGAAATATTTAAATTATTTGTGTAGGTGCTTTCCCTAATACGGAATTGCTCAAGCAATCTGCTAGACTTTGCGTCCTATGAACACACAAATACCCCCAGATGAGCGCCGACAACTGGCAGAAAAAGTTGGCATAAACGAGCAATACCTCTACCAATGCCTCACCGGCAGACGTGAGATGTCAGCATGGGAGGCCGTGAGAGTGGAGCAGGAAAGCCAAGGGCGGCTCACTCGCAAAATGGTGTGCCAGGGCAGCTGGCAGTCTATTTGGCCTGAGTTGGTGGAGACAACGTGAATGAGTTGGCTCTTTTCGCGGGCGCTGGTGGAGGAATACTCGGAGGCCATTTGCTCGGATGGCGAACAGTCTGTGCCGTTGAATGGGAGCAATACCCCGCAAGCGTACTGTGCGCCAGACAAAATGACGGGCTTCTCCCGCCTTTCCCGATTTGGGATGACGTACAAACCTTTGACGGAAAGCCGTGGCGAGGAATTGTTGATGTCGTATCTGGCGGCTTTCCATGCCAAGACATCTCAGCCGCGGGGGGGGGGGGGGAATTGATGGCGAAAGATCAGGAATGTGGCGAGAAATGGCGCGGATCATTCACGAAGTACAGCCTGGATTCGTTTTCGTGGAAAACTCACCAATGCTCACTTCTAGGGGACTTGGAAGAGTTCTCGGAGACTTGGCCAAAATGGGGTTTGATGCGAAATGGGGAGTGTTGGGAGGCGAAGATGTTGGGGCCGTTCATAGAAGAGACAGAATTTGGATTGTCGCTTCCAACGATAGTCAAATCAGACTCAAATGCGACATTAAAAAACAGATTCCTAAATTCACGCCATTTCCGTGGGGCAAAGATGTCAGAGGGATTGAGGATTTGCGAAACAGATCCGACCTCAGTCCATCCATCATTTGGCGAAAAGACTATGGGGTGGCCGACTATGTGGACCGGGTTAGCGCCATTGGCAACGGCCAAATTCCAAGAGTGGCAGCAACAGCATGGACAATACTCAGTGAAAGAATTTAATGACTAACCTAACAACAATATTCCCTAACGGCTTTGCGGCAGCCACAGAAAGCCAAGACCTGATCAACCCAGAGGAAGGGTTCAGAAGGCATTGTGAGGCTGCTGGCCTGCTGATCAAAGACCAGATCATTGCTGATGGTGAGATACACCGTGTGGCGCATGTGTCGAGCAAGAAGGGTGCGCTAGACGGCTGGTATATCTTGCACACCAGTGGCAAGGTTCCTGTGGGCATTGCAGGCTGTTGGAAAGAGCCAGTCTTTGAAGCCAAATGGGTGGCAGATACTGGCCGTGCCATGTCGTTCACTGAGCGCTTTGAACATGACAAGTGGGTAGCTGAAGTTAAGGCCAAGAAAGATGCGGATCGGTTGGCCAGTCAGGCGGTGGCCGCAGAGCGTGCAGAGGATGAGGTGGGAACGTATGCGGATGCAAGCAATGACCATCCTTACCTTGTGCGCAAGCATGTTGGCGCCAACGGGATCAAGATTGACCGTGCAGGCAGACTGGTTGTGCCGGTGATCAATCAGGCAGGCGAGATATTGAGTTACCAAACCATTGATGCAGATGGCAACAAGCGGTTCCTAAAAGGCGGCAAGATCGAGGGCGGGTTTTACGAACTGCGTGGTAACCGTAAGATCGTGTTTATTGGTGAGGGCTTTGCCACTTGCGCATCGATCCATGAAGCGACTGGCTACACGGTGTTAGTGGCGTTTGACTGCGGCAACTTGGCCAAGGTGGCCAAGAGCGCCAAAGAAATGTTCCCAGGCTCAAAGATTGTGATTGGCGCAGACAATGACCAGTTTACGGAAGGCAACCCTGGCGTAACGAAGGGCCGTGCAGCTGCGGCGCTGGTGTTTGGTGAGATTGTGTACCCATCGTTTTCAGATTCGGACATGGTGGACAACAAGCCCACAGACTTCAATGATTTGCATTGCCTGCAAGGTTTGGATGCCGTCAAAGAGCAGATTGAGCGAGTGGCAGGGCCAATGAAAGACAAACTGGCGTTTGAGTTTAGTCGGGCAGACAGCTTGCAACTCACGCAAATCAAGTGGATCGTGGATGATTACATCGAAGCAGACTCGCTGGCGCAAGTGTTCGGTGACCCAGGCGGTGGTAAATCGTTTGTGTCCATCGACATTGCCTGCTGTGTGGCCACAGGCCGTGCCTGGCATGGCCATGAGGTTAAGCAAGGCAGCGTGTTTTACATTGCCGGTGAAGGCCACAATGGCTTGGCACGGCGTTTCAAGGCATGGCAGATTGGCAACGGCACGAGCTTGGACGGTGCGCCACTGTACAAGAGCCATAGGGCGGCGCAGCTGTATGACGCGACTGAGGCTGCGGTGGTGGCTGAAAGCATTAAAGAGCTGTCAGCGCAGGCCGGCACGGTTCCATCACTGATCATCATTGACACCTTGGCGCGTAACCATGGCGGCGATGAAAACAGCACCCAAGACATGAATGCGTTCATTCAGCACCTTGACACCTACTTGCGCCAACCATGGAACTGTTGCGTTTTGGTGGTGCATCACTCCGGCGTGGCTGACAAGGATCGTAGCCGTGGATCAACAGCCCTGAAGGGCGCCTTGGATGCGGAATATCGATGCCAGCTAGATAGCGGGACAAAGACCATAGCGTTTGAGTCTAAGAAGATGAAGGATGCAGAGATGCCTGCGCCTAAGAATTTTCAGATCACGCAAGTGGACTTGCCAATCCAAGACAAGCACGGTTTGGCGGTCAAGGGTGCGTACCTTACAGCCGTGGACATTAGCGGCCTAACCAGCTCAATCCAGAAGAAAACATACCTTGCAGGCAACCAAAGGAAGACCTTGGACTGCTTGGTGGCCATCCAAATGAGCCATGAAAAGAACGGCATTTTGGACTTGGTGACCTACGATGAGTGGCGCGAGTCGGCCAAAGAACATGGCATTAAATCCAACCGATTTAGGGAAGTTGTTGATAGCCTGGTCAAAAAGTTGTTGGTTTTGGAGGACTCTAGAGGTTACAGAACCAGACCTAATGTAGATGCTATTGTCGAACCGAAACTTACCGAATCGGTAACCGAATCGGCTAATTCGGTTGAACCGAAACTATGAACCGAATTAACCGAAACTTACCGAAACTTACCGAAACTGCCGGCTCAAACAGTCGGTATTTCGAACCGAAACTTACCGAAAGTGCTTATAAGCACATTCGGTTTCGGTTCGTAAACTGTTTCGGCTCGGTTCGGTTCGGTTTTGGGAAAATCGGGCAAGGTTGGGAAAGTTGGGGATTGGCATGATTGAAGTAGAAATGGACATGAAAATTGTGTCGGTGGCCAACATGCGGTTGCATTGGGCGGCCAAAGCAAGGTTGACTAAAACCCAACGGCAAAAGACTAGGATGGCTTTGGCAGCTGTCGCACAGTCCTATGGCGTGGAGATACTGCCAGTCACCGTGGTGTTGACCAGAGTGGCTCCAAGGAAGCTAGATGGCGACAACTTGCAGTCTGGGTTTAAAGCAGTCAGGGACGGTGTGGCTGACTGGCTTGGCGTTGATGACGGCAGCGACATGATCGAGTGGCAGTACAACCAAAGGTCTGGTGGGCCGAATGTGTACAAGGTTGAGATTGAGGTGATAACATGACGGTGTGCGCAGTTGCCATTGCCGCACCTTCGGGGAAAGCGCCAGTTGGTGTGAGTACCTTCTTTTTTTAAGGAGTTTACAAGTGACTGATAACTTGGCGTCAGAAATGACAGTGCAAAGAGAAGGCCCAGGCCGTCCAGCTTTGTTTCCGGCAGAACATGAGGCTTGGCAAAATATCCTGCGTGGCATCTCAGAAGGCAAAAGTCTGACTAGCACCCTTAGAACCGAGGGAATGCCCAGTTACTCGCTGGCGCGTCAAATGATCAAGAACAACCCAGAGTTCAGGGCGGCTTACGAAAAGGCCGTAGAAGACCGCGCAGACCGTTTGGCAGAGGAAATCATTGAGTTGTCAGACAAAGAGCTTCCAGACGGTTTAGAAGGCTCTATGGCTAGTGCTTGGGTTCAACAGAAACGTCTGCAAGTTGAAGCACGCAAATGGGTTGCTGCAAAACTTAAACCGAAAACCTACGGTGACCGCATTGATGTTGCCGTGACCGATCACAGGATTAGCGTCATGGATGCGCTGACACAAGCCAAACAGCGCGTGTTGATGGATAACAGTAACGTGGTAGATGTGGAAGCAAAGCAGGCGTAATCGGGAAGGTTATGCGCTTTTTGCATAAAAATTGTACGGTTACGCGCACGCGCGCGTGTTGCATAAACGCAACGAAAAGAAAGCCAAACAACAAGAAAAGCATCGTCTGCTTTATACAATGACCATTATGTTAAGTTGACCCTGAGTTATCCACAGAAAAAATACTACTCAGGCATTACAGTCTGAGTTATCCACAGGCAATTGTGGACAACTGTGGAAAAGTACCTGTGGACAAGCGCCCACAGGCCGCCAGCCGGCCAATGGGGAGGGGGTAGGGCCGGCGCAAAAGGGCCGCAGGAACGGTAGCCCCGCGAACATTTTTTAAAATATTTTTAATTTTTATTTTTTCGTTTAACATCGCCCTAATGCAAACCACAATCTACAAGCCCGAAGACGAACAAGAGTTGATGGCCACGCTGTGGACACCGGCCATTGCCGATGACCCAGAGGCGTTTGTGCTGTTTGCCTTCCCTTGGGGTCAGGAAAATACACCTCTCCAAAACTTCAAAGGCCCTCGCAAGTGGCAGCGCGAAGTCCTGCGTGAGATAACTCAGCACATTAAAAACAACCAGGGCAAAGTTGACTTCAACACCCTGCGCAGTGCTGTGTCCTCTGGCCGTGGTATTGGTAAGTCTGCGCTAGTCAGCTGGCTCACTATCTGGATGCTATCGACACGCATAGGCTCAACAACGATCATTTCGGCCAACAGCGAAGCCCAGCTGCGTGCGGTGACATGGGCCGAGATCACAAAGTGGTTGGCCATGAGCATCAACAGCCACTGGTTTGAGGTTGCAGCCACCAAGATCACCCCTGCGGCATGGCTCACTGAACTGGTTGAAAAAGACCTTAAAAAAGGCACAAGATATTGGGCTGTTGAGGGCCGCCTGTGGTCAGCAGAGAATCCTGATGCTTACGCTGGTGTCCACAACTTTGATGGTGTGATGGTGATCTTTGATGAGGCATCAGGTATTGATGACTCGATTTGGGCTGTGACGGCTGGCTTCTTTACGGAGAACACACCAAACCGCCTTTGGCTGGCTTTTTCCAATCCACGCCGAAACACTGGTTATTTTTATGAGTGCTTTAACTCCAAGCGCGACTTCTGGAGTAATAAGGTGGTTGACGCACGCACGGTGGAAGGCACGGACAAACAGGTTTACCAGAACATTATTGACGAATACGGCCCCGACAGCTCACAAGCCCACGTTGAGGTTTATGGCATGTTCCCATCTGAGGGTGATGACCAGTTTATTCCGGCTGACATTGTGGATGAGGCCATGAGCAGGCCAAAATACAAGGATCAGACGGCGCCAATCATCATTGGAGTTGACCCTGCACGCTTTGGCGCTGACGCAACGGTGATTGCTATTCGCCAAGGCCGCGACATTGTGAGGATTGACCGCCACAGGGGCGATGACACCATGACTGTGGTTGGCCACATCATTGAGGCCATCGAAGAATTCAGCCCTGCCCTAGTGGTTATTGACGAAGGTGGGCTTGGCGCTGGCATTGTTGACCGTTTGAAAGAACAACGGTACAAAATCAAAGGTGTCAACTTTGGCAATAAATCGGCAAATCCCATCATGTATGGCAATAAAAGGGCCGAAATGTGGGGAAAAATGAAGGAATGGCTACGTTCTGCCAGCATTCCCAAAGATAGGTTCTTGAAAACTGATTTGGTTTCGCCTATGATCAAACCAGATTCGAGGGGCACTATATTTTTGGAGTCAAAGAAGGACATGAAGGCAAGGGGCCTTGCATCTCCTGACGCAGCTGACGCAATATGCGTGACGTTTGCGTTTCCGGTGGCTCATAGGGAATATACTGCGAAGGAAAGAACCCGCGCATATTCTGACCGCACGGCAGTTGCAACTTCATGGATGGGAAGTTAGATGGCTACAAAGAAAAATGTCTCTCTAAGCGTTGGCCGTGGCGAAAAGTTGCCGGTGTCTAAGGGTGCTGGCTTGACCGCCAAAGGGCGCGAGAAGTACAATCGAGAAACTGGCTCTAATCTTAAGGCGCCAGCGCCTAACCCTAAGACTAAAGCAGATCAGGGGCGCAAGGATTCATTTTGTGCAAGAATGGGCGCAGTAGCGGCCAACGCCAAAGATGGCGAACGCGCTAAAGCAGCTCTTAAACGATGGAAGTGTTGATATGGCTACCAAACCCGGCTTATATGCCAATATCCATGCAAAACGTGAGCGCATAGCCGCTGGCAGCAAAGAAAAGATGCGCCAGCCAGGCGACAAGGGTGCGCCCACTGCCAAAGCGTTTAAAGAATCTGCCAAAACTGCGAAAAAGAAATAATCATGGCAAATACCAAGCCAATTGGCGTTGCATACGAAGACCAGAACATCATTGGTGCTGATATTGTTCAAGCCACCAACATTGCCACCACTGGCACGATTGGTTATGCAGCTGGCGCTTACGACACCGTAACTCAGCAAAATAACAAAACAACAGCAGTCACGATTAACACGCCTTCTGGCCAGATTATTACGGCCAACGCTCAGATGGCCCCTAGCGCCAATGCGGTGTTTGTGGTCAATTGCAGTGCAGTCAGCACCAAAGATGTGGTGGTGATCAGTGTGGCCTCTGGCGGTACATTGGGCGCGTACAACGTGTTTATCGTGGCAGTCAGCAATGGCTCGTTCACGGTAGAAATCAAGAACGTGACAAACAACGCATACAGCGAAGCCATCCATTTGAACTACGCCATTTTCCACACGGAGACTTAAATGCCACTGGTTAAATCAAAATCACCCGAAGCCTTTCGCAAGAACGTCAAAGCTGAAGTTAAAGCTGGCAAGCCCGTCAAGCAGGCCGTGGCCATCGCGTATTCAGTCAAACGTGAAGCAGAAAAGAAGAAAAAATAATGGCTGATCCAACCGGAATGGTCGCGGCGGCTAATGTAGCCGCTGGCGGCAAACCACCAAAGTCTGACTCAGATATTCTGACAACCGCCCGCGCTCGGTTGGACATGGCAGTCTCCGCACTGGCCGAGAGCCGCGAAGATGAGATAGACGATCTGCGCTTTTATGCCGGATCACCTGACAACCACTGGCAGTGGCCTGCTGACGTCCTTGCCACTCGCGGTGCGGTGCAAGGTCAGACGATCAACGCACGCCCAACATTAACGATTAACAAACTGCCGCAGCACGTTCGTCAAGTGACGAATGACATGCGTCAGAACCGCCCAGGCGCAAAGGTCATCCCAGTCGATGACAACGCTGACGTGGAAGTGGCTGAGATTTTTAACGGCATGATTCGCCATATTGAGTACATCTCTGACGCTGACGTGGCATACGACACGGCCTGCGAGAATCAGGTGTCTTACGGCGAGGGTTACATCACCCTGATGACCGAGTACTGTGACGAGAACACATTCGATCAAGACATCAAGATTGGCCGAATTCGCAATAGCTTCTCGGTTTACATGGATCCGCTGATCCAAGACCCAACGGGTGCAGACGCCAAGTATTGCTTTATCACCGAAGACCTGACCAAAGCAGAATACGAGCGCCAGTACCCAGATGCTGCGCCTATCTCTACGCTCCAGTCCCTTGGTGTAGGCGATCAGTCAATCAGCAACTGGCTCAACGAAGACACAGTGCGTATTGCAAGTTACTACTACATTGACTACGACAAAACCAAGCTGAATTTGTACCCTGGCAACCAGTCGGCCTTTGAAGGCACGCCTGAAGACAAGATGCTCAAGGACATGTTTGGCAAGCCTGTCAAATCACGCATGTCTGAGCGCCCACGGGTGATGTATTGCAAGATCAACGGCTATGAAATCCTTGAACAAAAAGAGTGGGCTGGCAAATGGATTCCTGTGATCCGTGTGATCGGCAACGAGTTTGAGGTTGATGGCCGTATCTACATTTCTGGCCTTGTGCGTAACGCCAAAGATGCCCAGCGCATGTACAACTATTGGGTCAGCCAAGAAGCTGAGATGCTGGCTCTGGCGCCCAAGGCTCCGTTCATTGGCTATGGTGGCCAGTTCGAGGGTTACGAGGACAAGTGGAAGACCGCCAATACGAACAACTGGCCCTATCTGGAAGTCAATCCAGACGTTACAGACGGCCAAGGCGCAGTTCTGCCACTACCCCAGCGTGCGCAGCCGCCAATGGCCTCCACGGGTCTATTACAAGCCAAGGCAGGGGCATCTGAGGACATCAAGTCTACAACTGGCCAATATAACGCTTCTCTTGGCATGGGTTCCAACGAACGCTCTGGCAGGGCTATCTTGGCTCGTCAGCGCGAGGGTGATGTTGGCACATACCACTATGGTGACAACCTGACCCGTGCCGTGCGCCATGTGGCTCGTCAGTTGGTGGACTTGATTCCTAAGATTTACGACACCCAGCGCATTGCTCGCATCATTGGTGAAGATGGCGAGACTAAAATGGTCAAGATTAACCCTGACCAACCAATGCCAGTCAACAAGATTGTCAATGAACAGGGTATTGTGATTGAGAAAATCTACAATCCTGGTGTTGGCAAGTACGATGTGGTGGCCACAACTGGCCCAGGCTACGCAACCAAGCGCCAAGCGGCATTAGAAGCCATGGCGCAGCTGTTGCAAGGCAACCCACAATTGTGGTCTGTGGCTGGCGACTTGTTTGTGAAGAACATGGACTGGCCTGGCGCTCAAGAGATGGCCAAGCGGTTCCAGAAGACCATTGATCCTAAGTTCTTGTCGGACGACAATGACGATCCAGCATTGCAGGCGGCGCAGCAACAGATTCAGGCCATGGGCGCTGAGATGGAGCAGATGTACCAGATGATCCAGAATGTCGGCAAATCTATTGAGATGCAAGACATGGAGCGCAAGGACTTTGAGGCTCAGATCAAAGCATACGATGCCGAAACCAAGCGGATTGCTGCTGTGCAGGCCGGTATGACTGAAGAACAAATCCAAGACATTGCTATGGGTGTTGTCGCTGCGGCCATGGAGTCGCAAAACACAATGAACCAGATGCCTGAGATGCGTGAGGAATCCATGCCCATGGAGATGATGCCCCAGCAAGAAATAATGCCTCCACAAGGAATGCCACAATGAAAGCAAATGAATTTTTAGGCTTGCTGTTCTTGGCGCGGGATGTTGCACATTCCGTACACTTGAACACCCGCAGTTTTAGCAAGCACGAAGCGCTCAACATCTTCTACAACCGCATCATTGGTGCGGCTGACGACTTTGCCGAAACCTATCAGGGCCGGTATGGTCTAATTGGCCCTATTACCTTGAATTCGGCCAAGAAGACGGCTAACATCACTGAATTCTTGCAGGACTCACTTGCTGAAATTGAAGCAGCCCGTTACGATGTGTGTGATAAATCTGATTCAACAATGCAACAATTGATAGATAATATCGTTGAGATATATCTTCGCACGCTGTACAAGCTCAAATTCTTGGCATAAGGAAACATGATGGAACTTTTAAACCCAATGAGCAAAGCGGATTTCCCCGCTTTTACCGCAACAGCCGGTGCAAGCGCAGGCAACACAACCGCATGGAATGCAGGCCCACAAGGCGTTTTGGTTTGGTGCGAAGTGCCTTGCTACGTTGAAGTTGGTGTGGGTGCTGTTGCCACTAGCGCCAGCACACCGATCCCTGCTTACACGCCAATTCCTTTTGTTCTGACACTCAGTTCAAACGGTTCTCCTTGGCGCGTCAGTGTGCTGCGAATTGGTAGCACAGACGGCACTGCGTACTGCAAACCTATTAACAAGCAATGAGCTTTGGTGTCGCCCTTCGCAATTCGGTGGCCATTGGCCTAGCCGGTATTGTCACGCTGTTTTCAGGTACACGCGACAGTGGCGCATCGGTAGGCAATCTTCTCACTGAATCTGGAGATAATTTGGTGCAAGAAGATGGTGGACAAATTCTTTTGGAGTGACCTAAATGGCCGTATTTCTCTCCCCCGTGGGCGGCGTTGCGGCCCAGTTTTTCACAAATACTGGCGCAGTATTGACTGGCGGCAAGCTGTTTACTTATGCGGCTGGGACAACAACGCCGCAAGTTACTTACACAACTAGCGCGGGGAATGTAGCTCGTACCAATCCCGTTGTGTTGGATGCTGCGGGCCGTGTTCCTGGCAGCGGCGAAATTTGGATTTTGCCAGTTTCATACAAGTTTGTTTTAAAAGATTCAAACGATGTATTGATTGCAACATACGACAATATTTTTGGCTCTGGCGCTTTTGCGGTTACAAATTACACAGGCAATGGCTCAACTGTTGCGTATGCAGTTACGGGAAATGTGGTTGCTGTTTACATTAACGGCGTATATCAAAACAGAAACACATATTCTGTTACGGGCGGCACTTTGACATTTACTGAGGCTCCGCCTGTTACTTCTTTAATTGAAATTCTGTACAACTGATAAGGGATCATCATGGCAGATAAAAAGATTTCCGCGCTGACCGCAGCCTCAACTCCGTTGGCGGGGACTGAAGTTCTGCCAATTGTTCAATCAGGCGCAACGGTTAAAGTTGCCGTATCGGATTTAACAGCAGGCCGCGCAATTAGTGCGACTACTGTAACTGCATCAACCGGCGATATAACATCAACTGCTGGAAATTTTGTAGTTGGTACGTCTGGCAAAGGCATCGACTTTTCTGCCACACCAGGCACAGGCACAAGCGAGTTGTTGGCTGACTATGAGGAAGGTACGTTTACGGCAACAATGACCCCTGAAACAAGTGGAACAATCACACTTGAAACCACTGTGCAGACACTTGTTTACACTAAAGTTGGACGATTAGTGTATGTAAACGGGCTTCTTCAAGTAAATTCAGTTTCATTGCCAGTAGGCAGCTACGTATCAGTCACGCTACCTTTTGTCGTTATTAACACGGGCAATCAGTCAAGATTTGGTAGCGCTTCTGTGGTAAATCAAGCTGGCACATATTCAAATAAAGTGTTGTTGGGCGTAGAGGGCACTAGCGTTGTTCGGTTGTATATCACCGCATCTACTATTGCTAGTACTGATCAATTTTCTTTTGGTTTTAGCTACGCAACAACATAAGGAAAAATTATGGCATTAACCAAAGCAACTTATTCCATGATTACTGGCGCAAGCATTAACGTGCTTGATTATGGCGCTACTGGCAATGGCACTACGGATGACACAACGGCAATTCAAGCCGCTGTAAACGCTGGCGTTGCACAAAATAAAGCGGTGTATTTTCCAAATGGAACTTACATCATTACTTCCACAATAAACTTACCAAACAACATTGCATTACTTGGTGAAACACCAAGAAAAATTAACCAAAATATAAATACATACGGCACAATTATTAAAACAGCCGCTGACATCACAATGATGAAAACAACGGCTGTAATGCCAGCGTTTACATTTGGTATTCGAATTGAAAATATTTCATTTTGGGGTAATGGAAGCACTGGTTCTGCATTGACCATTGGTGATGACGCTGAAAATCATTTGTCTTTTGGTATTACGCTACGCAACATTGACATTGAGTATGTTGGCAATGGCATTAAATTAAATGGCGCTGCTTATGTGACATATCTTGAAAATATCACAATGGCTGGTACAGACCGAGCAGGAAGCTACGGGATTTGGTATAGGCGTTGCCAGATTGCAGAATGTCATGCAATGAAGATTGAAAACTTTGCCAATCTTTACTTTATCCAATGGAGTAGTCACATTTCGCTTTACGATTGCTCTGCATCTTTCAATGTTCCTGCAATTGCAAACGGCAATAATTTGCTAAGAATTTATGGCAGCTACCATTGCAACTTTTATGGTTGCGTTTGGGAAAATCTGGCTGATAGTTCTGGGTCTGTTATTGAAGTAAACATTTTTGAATTTTTTAGCGATCCAGCAAAATCAACAAGTAATCGTTTTTACAATTGCATTTGGAATGGAATTGGCACTAGCGCTTGCCGTGTAAAAATTGGAAGTCTTGTTCCGCTTGGGCCTGCGGTTGAAAAAACATACTTTGAAAACTGCACCTTTCTTAAATTCGGTACTGTTGCAACCGATTTTGCATTAGATAACGCACGGGGTACGGTGCTAAATCAATGCTACTCAATTACTGGTTATGATGGTTCTGACGATGACCTGCCTTTTATGACTGGTGTTGATGCCGAGATGCAGATTTACAGCATTAACGGCATACAGTTTAACGGTGCGGAATCAACATTCTCGCCAGCTTTGACAAGCGTAAGCGGAGGGGGTGGTGTTGGTGTTGCATATTCGGCCCAAGTTGGAAATTGCTACAAGGTTGACAAGACTGTTACTTTTAACATTCGCATGACGCTCAGTAACAAAGGTGCAAATACTGGTAATGTTGCGCTTGGTAATTTGCCATTTGTTGCTGATGGTGGCGCGTCTGACACATACCCTGTAACAATTATTGGCACATCACTTGCCGCTGGTGTTACGCAACCCATTGTCGGCTACATCATTGGCGCATCGCAACAGATAAATTTGTTTAAGTTTGTGACTGGAAGCATTGGTCCATTGCTTGATACCGACTTAACGAACACAAGCAGCATCTTAATTTCTGGAACTTACATTGCGGTATAAACGTGCCAGTCCGTTTGACTGGAAATCTTAATACCTGACTGGATAGTTGGGTTGGAAACAAGGAAATATCATGGCTCTCGAAAAAATTGAAATTGTCGATCTGATTGAAGTAATTGAAAACGGTTCAATCCAAGTTCGCACCAAGACCGCTATCATGGAAGATGGAAAGCAAATCAGTAGCAACTTTCACCGCCACGTTGTCGTGCCCGGTGCTGACGTAAGCGCTGAAGATGCTAAAGTGCAAGCAATTGCAGCTGCTGTCCACACACCTGAAGTTATTGCTGCATATCAAGTTGCACAGCCAGAGTAATCTGGTGTAAGATTAAAACAACTGTATCGGCCCAGTAGACCGAGGAATCTTAGGATTCATAAAAAATGACTGAAGAAGTCCAAGCCCTAGCGGAAGTAGACTCCGCGCCAACCACGGATGTGACGGCCACACCTGAAGTTGCTGAAAGTACGCCGGAAGTCGCTGAGAACCAAGTCGAACAAGCCGCAGAGGAAAAGAAGTACTCTCAGGCTGAAATTGATGCGATGATCGGCAAACGCCTCGCAAGAGAGCAACGTAAGTGGGAAAGAGAGCAAGCAAATCGGTCTGCGGAATCGCAAATCGTGAAAGCTGCACCAACTGCGTCCGTTGACCAGTTTGAAAGCCCTGAAGCCTATGCGGAAGCAATGGCCTATCAGAAAGCCGAAGAACTATTGGCCAAACGTGAAGCAGCCAAGCAGCAATCAGCCGTTCTCGAAAGCTATCAAGAGCGTGAGGAAGCAGCGCGGGACAAGTATGATGACTTTGAACAAGTCGCCTACAACCCCAAGCTACCGATCACAAACGTGATGGCTGAAACGATCCAGTCTTCGGACATTGGGCCTGAGTTAGCGTACTACCTTGGCTCAAATCCAAAAGAAGCAGATCGCATCTCACGCATGACGCCACTCGGTCAGGCGAAAGAGATTGGGAAAATTGAAGCCAAATTGGCATCATCGCCCCCGATCAAGAAAACAACATCTGCGCCCGCGCCGATTTCTCCTGTCACTGCACGCTCCGCTGGAGCAGCAACTTTGGACACTACAGACCCACGCTCTATCAAGAGCATGACGACTTCGCAGTGGATTGAAGCTGAACGTGCAAGACAGATTAAGAAGCTACAAGCACAGACCCGCTAATTTTTAAAGGATTTTTAAAATGTCTAACAGTATTCTGACCATTGACATGATCACAAGGAAGGCCTTGGAGATCTTGGAAAATAACCTCGTTCTTACCCGTAACGTGAACCGCCAGTATGACGACAGCTTCGCTGTTGAAGGTGCTAAGATTGGTTCAACCCTCCGTATCCGTTTACCTGACCGCGCTCTGGTAACTGACGGCGCCGCCTTGCAAGTTCAAGACGACAACGAGCAGTTCACCACTTTGACCGTTGCCAGCCAAAAGCACATCGGTGTCAACTTCACATCTGCTGAATTGACCATGCAATTGGATGACTTCGCAGAGCGTGTGTTGAAGCCTCGTA